AAAAGCACATCAACCTGGTCAATGCGATCAAGGACACCGCCCGCCACTACGAAGCCGCTTTGCACGCCAGCATGAACAAGCGCTTCAGTGACCGTGCTGCGCAGTTGCGCCAGGAAGCTGGCAAGTCCACTGGCACGGTCCGCTTTGAAGTGGACGGCTTCGTGGTGATTGCAGATTTGCCCAAGCGCCCGGAATACGACCAGGCCAAGCTCAAGGGTGCGGTGGACGCACTGCGCAAGTGGGGCGAAAACCCGGACGACTACATCGGCATCGAAATCAAGGTGTCCGAGACCAAATACAACGCCTGGCCACCGGCGGTACGCCAGCTTTTCGAGCCCGCCCGCACGCTCAAGGTGGGTAAGCCCACCTACAAGCTGGAGCAGATCAAGGCCGGTGTGATGCCTGATGCCGCCAATGACGCCAACTTCGGTGAGGTGCTGTGATGGCCATGTCACTCAACCAACTGACCCGGGCTAACCAGCCCAAGGCGCCCCGCATCCTGATTCACGGTGTGGCAGGTGTGGGCAAGACGACATTCGCGGCCGAGGCCAATGCGCCAGTTTTCGTGCAGACCGAGGATGGTCTGGGAACCCTGACTGCCAACCACTTCCCGCTCGCTCGCACCTTTGAAGAGGTCATGGATGCCCTTGCCTCGCTGTACACAGAAGCACACGACTTCCAGACCGTGGTGGTGGACAGTGTTGACTGGCTTGAGCCACTGGTCTGGAACAAGGCCTGCCGTGACAACGGCTGGGCGTCGATTGAGGATGCCGGGTACGGCAAGGGTTATGTGGCGGCACTCAGCCTGTGGCGCCAGTACATCGATGGCTTGAATGCACTGCGTGACGACCGCGGCATGACGGTGGTGCAGATCGCGCACACCGATATCAAGCGCTTTGACAGTCCGGAGCACGACCCATATGACCGCTACGTCATTAAGTTGCACACCCGGGCTGCTGCGTTGCTGCAGGAGCACTCTGACATCGTGCTGTTTGCAAATTACCGCATCAGCACCGTCAAGGCAGACGTTGGCTTCAACAAAAAGGTCAACCGTGCCATGGGCTCGGGCGAGCGCGTGATCCATACGGCTGAGCGCCCGGCCTTTCTTGCCAAAAACCGCTATGGCCTGCCGGAGACCTTGTCATTGGACTGGCAGACCTTTGCCCAGACCATGCCGCAATCCGTGCAGCCCATGCTTTTCCCTCAGCAATCCCTCACCAGCAACCAAACCCCCACCTGAAATCGAAATAGGAGTAAATCACCATGGCATCTTTTGGACACACTTTTGACGCGGCCTCCATTGAACCCAGCAGCGGTTACGACGTTCTGCCCCCCGGCAAATACCTTGCGCAAATCGTCGCCAGCGAAATGCGAGCCACCAAGGACGGGCACGGCCAGTACCTGTACCTCGAGGTTGACATTCTTGATGGCAAGTACGCCGGACGCAAACTCTTTGACCGCCTCAATCTGGTCAATGCCAACCCCGATGCAGTGCAGATTGCGCAGCGCACCCTGTCGTCCATCTGCCGCGCCGTGGGCAAACTGCAGGTCAGTAATTCTGAACAACTGCACCTCATCCCGCTGATTGCTGACGTGCGTGTTCGTCCGCCCAAGGGCATGTACGGTGAGAGCAACTCGATTCGCTACCTGCCGCGCTCGGACGCGGCGGCCAATGCAGCATCGTTTGCCGGACCGAGTGCCCCTATGCCGGTGGCAAAGACTGCCACAGTGGCGCCGCCTCAGTCGGCCGCAGCCAACGGCATGCCCTGGAAGCGTCAGGGTTAAGGCGCCTCATGCAGGAGCACTTTCATAACCCTGAGGCTGTGCGCCTGCCGGACTCTGTGCAGGGGTGCCGCTCACGGATGGTGGAACTGATGGATGAAATCGCCTCCATCCGCATCCAGATTGCGACCTCCGACATTCGCCGCCAGAACGAGAAACGCACATTGGATCCGGCATGGTTTCACCGCGCTAAGACGGCACTGCGCGTCAAGCGCAATGAACTGGCGCAGGTCACGGCGCAACTGGCGACCCTGGTCCAACCGACAGCCCATCTGCCGCGTCTCACTCCCCGTGACGCCTTCAAGGACACCCTTATTGAAGTCCTGCGGTCGGACTGCGACGACGTGCAATGGGCTGGGGTACTTCAGCGCGCCCGGGAACTGCATGACACCAAGGGGGGCAACCATGGCTGAACTCCCGTCCATCAGCAGTCCGACCCGTGACGCCATATTTGCGGCGTACGAGGCGGAGTCAGGCAGCGGCTTTCGAAGCCATCTGGGAGCATCCCTCATTGGTCACGAATGCGAGCGCGCGCTTTGGTACGTGTTCCGCTGGACCACGGTCAGCAAGCACCCCGGACGCCTGCTTCGGCTATTCGAGACTGGCCAGTTGGAAGAAACACGCTTGGTGGCCAATCTGCGCAAGACAGGCGCCACCGTATTGGAGGTAGATCCTCAGACGGGCCGCCAGTTTCGGGTTCAAGCCCATGGGGGGCACCTTGGTGGTTCCCTTGACGGCGCTGCCATCAATTTGCTTGAGGCCCCTAAAACCTGGCACGTGCTGGAGTTCAAGACCCATTCCAGCAAGAGCTTTGCCGACCTGGTGGCCAAAAAGGTACGCGACAGCAAGCCTCAGCATTTTGCGCAGATGCAGATCTACATGCATTTGACGGGCATGACCCGCGCGTTGTACCTGGCAGTCAACAAGGACACCGACGATTTGCATGTCGAGCGCATCGAGCATGACAACGAATTTGCACAGAAGCTGTTGGACAAGGCCCAGCGCGTCATCAGCGCAGTCACAGCGCCACCGCGGATCAGTGAGGACGCAACTTGGTACCAGTGCCGCATGTGCGATCACGCCGGGCTCTGTCATGCGGGGCCGGATGGAACGAATGCCGCGGCGGTCAACTGCCGTACCTGCCTGCACTCGACGCCTGTTGACGGTGGCTGGCAGTGCGAGCGGCACCACAAGCCCTTGAGCGAAGCCGACCAGCGACTGGCATGTGAGTTCCACCTGTACCTGCCGCCCCTGGTGCCAGCCGAGCAGGTGGACGCCGGTGCGGACTGGGTGGATTACCAATTTCCTGGCGGGCGCTGGCGCGACGCCGGGTTGAACAAGCAGACGAACTTTTACAACGAGGTGAAACCATGACCCATTCTTTGCGTCCCTACCAAAGTGCAGCTATTCAGGGCATCTACAACTACTTCCAGGATGACACCGGTAACCCGCTGGTGGTGATCCCGACAGCCGGAGGCAAATCCCTGGTGGCAGCAAGCTTTGTTGAGGGTGTGCTCAAAGCGTTTCCTGACCAACGCATTCTGATCGTGACCCACGTACGCGAGCTGATCGAGCAAAACTATGCGGAACTGATGAAGCTGTGGCCTCAGGCCCCGGCGGGCATTTACTCGGCTGGACTCAAAAAGCGCGAGATCCGCGCACAGATCCTCTTTGCTGGAATCCAGTCCATCCATCGCAAGGTCTATGACGTGCAGCAGTGCGATCTGGTGCTAATTGATGAGGCGCATTTAATACCGCGCACGTCCAACACCATGTACCGCCAATTTCTGGATGGCTTGAAGCGCTTGAACCCGATGCTCAAGGTCATTGGACTGACTGCAACTCCTTACCGCCTTGACTCAGGCATGTTGCACCAGGGCGAGGGATCCATCTTTACCGACATCGCCTATGAGGTATCAGTCCGTGAATTGATCGATCTGAAGTACCTCTCACCGGTGACTTCGAAGCGCATGGCGACCCAACTGGACGTCAGTGGCGTGGGAACCCGTGGCGGCGAGTTCATCGCCAAAGACTTGGAGGCGGCCATCGACAAGGACGCCATTACCCAGAGTGCCGTCAACGAGATCGTCACCTACGGGGCCAATCGCAAGAGTTGGCTGATATTTTGCGCGGGTGTTGACCATGCGTACCACGTGCGCGATGCAGTGCGTGCACATGGCGTGACCTGCGAGACCATCGTGGGAGATACGCCCAGCGCCCAGCGCGAGGCCATCATCAACGACTTCAAGCAGGGTCGCATCCAGTGTCTGACCAACGCCAACGTGCTGACCACGGGTTTCAACGCTCCGGCTGTGGACTTGATCGCCATGCTGCGACCCACCAAATCAGCGGGTTTGTACGTGCAGATTGTGGGCCGTGGTTGCCGTCTGGCACCGGGTAAGACCGATTGCCTGGTCCTTGATTTCGCCGGAAACATTGCTCGCCACGGTCCGATTGATGCCATCAAGCCGAAGACACCCAAATCCGGCGAGGACGGAACGGCCCCGGTCAAGCCCTGCCCAGAGTGCGACAGCATCGTGCATGCAGCGGCGCGGGTTTGTCCTGACTGTGGGCATATTTTTCCGGAGCCTCAGGTCAAGCTCGAGGCCCGTGCCAGCGAATTGGACATCCTCTCCGGTGGTCCACCGCAGTGGCTTCCGGTCACACGCGTCAGCTACGCGCGCCATGACAAGCCTGGCAAACCGCCGTCAATGCGTGTGGATTACTGGAGTGGGCTGAGTTCTCACAG